AATATCGTCGGAAGCGTCAGATGTTTATAAGGGACAGTTGCGATTGATGGCAACGGTAAGCCTGTCGAAAACGTGAGTGCACTGAACGCTATTTATCGACCGAACCAGCAGATGAGCGCTGTCGATTTTCGCGAAGCTTTAATGGTGATGACGTTGGTGCATCGCAAGGTGTACTTGGCTGTTTGGCACTACGAAAACGGCGAGGCCGTTATTGGCAAGGGTGCTACAGCTGATAACCTTGCTGGCTTTACGTTCCTGGAGGGCGTGTCTGAAGTTGTGTCTAATGGTGTTAAGAAATACCTGACAGCTGGCGCTACGTATGACGAGACCGAAGTTATCGAAATCTATTCCGGCTTTGATCCATATAATTTAAGCCGCGGTTATTCGCCGAGTGTCGCTGCTAATAAATGGGCAAACCTTGACGACTATATTGCTGCCTATGAGGCGGGGCTATTTGAAAATGGGGCAGTACCGGCGGGGCAGTTCATTATTACCGCAGCAACCATTGAAGATTTTAATAAGCAGGTTGATGAGATGGAGCGCCGGCATTGCGGCAGCGGCAGAAACAACAACGTCATCTATACTCATCGACCAATCAGCGATGAGACCGGCTTGCCAGTAGAAGCGCAGATTCAGTGGATTCCGTTCGCGCAGTCAAATAAAGATATGGATCTGGAATCGCTGTTTAATCAGGCGAATAAAAAACTCGACAGCGCCTATGGTGTACCTGATGAAATTAAGGGCTTTTTGCAGGACTCAAACTACGCGTCGGTAGCAGTTGCGGAGCGAGTATTCTTGAAATATACGGTTGACCCGCTAGCATTGAAAATCTGGACGAGATTCACATTTGAGCTTAACCGTATCACTGGCGGGCTAGGCTACGCAATCACCTACAAGATAGACATTCCAAACCTAGCAGATGAGGACAAGGTACGCGCTGAAACGCGAAACATTGAGGGCGGTATCATTCGCGACATGATAGCCGCTGGCTTTTCAATCGACAGTATAGTTGACGCATTTCAGCTAAGCAACTCATATAAGCTACTGAGGATGGAGGCGAAGCCAACAGCGCCAGTAATAAACAATGATAAGCCAGAGGTTGACGATGGCGGCGAAGTTGACAGTGCGCCAGATTCAATCGATAAGCCGAACGAGAAAGCAGCGTTGCCGACAAAATCTCACCAATGCGAACACAAACATAAAGTTGCCGAGCCTGAGAATCAGAACGTAGTCGACGACGTAGCTGAGGTTGTACGCAAGTACATGCAGAAGCAGATTGACGCCGCTATTGAGGGCGAAGCCAGCAAGGGTGCTGGCGATACTGAGGAATCTGACATAACGTCAATGGTTGCTGAAATTATGGCGGTGTTGACAGCTTACATGTTATCGAAAGGGCAGATTAGCTACGAGCAGGGGCTGGCATTACTGGAAGCAAACGGCATCGCTATCAATAATACGTCACGATTCGTCGTCAATGAGTTGACTAAAGCGCAATATCTAGTTTATCTGACAAACGTCGCGCGCTCATACAGCGATGATACTGCCGCAAGTATCCGCAGTGTGCTGGCTCGTGGACAGTATGAGGGCTGGGATAAAGAGACACTGGCACGAAGCCTGCGTGATATTATGAACACTGACGAGTGGCGGGTGCAGCGGATGGCTCGCACTGAAGAACACCGGTGCGTTGGTCAATCAAGTGTTAACGCCATGCAACAGCTTATGCACGAAACCGGTGCAAAAATCTATAAAGTCTGGCATACAAACGGCGCCGGCTGCGAATTTTGCCAAGCCATGAATGGCAAAAAGGAACTCGTGACCAATTCGTTCCTCGTGAGAGGTGATAAGTTGGAGGGCGCTGATGGCGGCACGTTTTTGAACGACTTTGCCGATATTGATTCTGCCAATATGCATCCAAACTGCGGCTGCTATATTCAATACGAGGTAGCGTCATGAAGATAACCTGTAAATATTGCGGCCGTTATTTGATGGATGCTAAAGGTACAACTATCATCGAGGGTTTGATTTGTACAAACAGCAAATGCAAGGCGAAATTGAACATCAAAGTGGTAACGCCGAATTCTTCGCAAAAAGAAATCCGGCACAAGTTTACTGCGCCGGAAGTACCGCCAAAGACGGCTAATCGGAAGTAGCGGCTTTTTTGCCGATTAGCGACCTAATGCCGCAGAAAATAAGACGGTAAAACAGCCAGTAATACGTTTGATACATTACCCAGAAAAAGGCAATAAACATGTAGTAGAACAATACGTAGAAGACACCGATATACCAGTATTTTCTAACAAATCTCGATGTAGCTGCGCCTAAAACGAAGCTGGGTGCGTGCATTTTCATAATGTGTGCATTATATCATAATTTCGCCTGCCACACCACACCTTATCATAATCAGGCTTGACGAAAGCAATGCTCAAATGAGCGCTGTCGGCAAGAAATATCAAAGCTTAAAGGAAGATTATGGTAAAACAAGCTAAATCAAAGATTGTTTCGTTCAGCAGCGCCATCAAGTCGAAAGAAATTGACGGCGAGCGGCGTATTGTCTTTGTGGCGAGTTCGGCTAGTGTCGATAGACACTACGAGCAGGTCAATGTTGCCAGTTTGCGACTGCCTCTCAAAGGCGGCGGCGAGATTGTCGTTGGGGCGATTCCAGAAGAGGGTATCAGCGAGATTATCGACATCCCGCTAATGTTAAACCATTCTGGCGACGTTCGCGACGTGATCGGCTCTGTTCGGCGCGCTTATTTTAGCAACGGCGAGCTGGTTTTTGAGGCTGGCATTAGCAGCCGAGAAATCGCACAGGATATGTTGACGCTGATTGACGAGGGTCATTTATCCAATGCATTTAGCATTACGATGATTGACTACGATTTTAATTTTGAAGCGGAAACTATCAGTAACGCTGAGGTTATCGAGGTGTCGCTGGTTTACCGCGGCAGCAACAAAGACGCGCGGATTATTGCCATTAAATCCATTGTAGGAGACAAGAAAATGCCTGAAGCTAAATCAAAGCAGAATGACACTTTCGGTACAGCTACCGGTGATGGTATCGACCACAACGAGCAGCCAGCTGAAAATGTAGACAACACAGACAGTACACCTGTCGAAACAACTGAAAACGAAGCGCCTGAGCAGCCAGAGGCGCCAGCGGAAACGCAAAACTCGGAGGAGGGCGAAGATACGCCAACCGGTGAAGAGACTGACAGTGACACTACTAACCAAACAACCGAAGAGGGAGACAATGCAATGAACAAATCAATTGCAACCGACAGCGTCGTTAAAAAAGCGGCGCAGCCTGTTCAAGCACCGCGAGCAACCGACAGCTACCTGAAGTCAAAAGCAGCGTTGCTTGCTTTTAGGGACATCATTAAGAAGAACCACCGCGGCAGCACTGAGCAGATTATGAGCGAGTGGGGCGCGCACCTGAAGAGCAAGGGTATCACCGGCGACGCAATCCTGCCAGCTGAAATCGAGAGCATCTTTTTCAAAGCGTGGATTGACAATCCGGGAATCCTCGGCACGTTCCGCCATGTTGGCGCTCGAGGCGGCAGCCTGTATGCAATGGGTACTGACGACACGGCACTCGGACATCAGAAAGGCGAGAAAAAGAAAGAGCAGACACTCAAGAGTCTTCGCCGCGATATCAAAGGCAAAGCTATCTACAAGCGGCTTGATATCGATTTGCAGGATATCTTTGACGATTCAACTGGCGAACTGTTGAAGTTCCGCGTTGAAGAGCTGGCCGATCGCGTAGCAAATGCTATCGTCGTTGGCGCGCTGTTGACTGCCGGTACTGGCAAAGATGCAACCCTCGAGGGCACTCGCGGTTTGTATCCAGTTGTAGCTGATGCAGGCGACGCGAGCGGCTATGGCAGCAAAGTCGTTACCAAGGTTGACGCGGCAAGCAAGACGGAATACGAAATTGGCGTTGAGGTGGTCGAATCTGTCAAGGATAAAAACAACCAGGGCAAAATCTTGATTGTTCCAGAGGGATTCCGCCGCAAAGTCCGTTTGATGAAAGATAAAAACGGCAATATCATGTTTGCCAAAGTCAAGTTGGAAGAGCTGTTTGAAGTCAAGGCTGTTTACGAGCTGCCAGAGCTGAATAGCTTTAATAGCGGCAAAGTAAAAGCTATCGCCTACGTTGATCAAGCCTATGTGACTATGGGCGAGAACAATGCGACAGTGCGCACTGACTTTGACCTCGATTACAACCAAGACGTGATGTTGACTGAACGCTACATCGGCGGCTCGGCACAAGGTTACAAAACATTCGCAGTTGCGATGGAAGCCTAACTTTAGGAGAGGGGAGCGATTGAGATGGCAAAACTTGATGAAGACAAGGTAGCGGCATTACTCGGCCGCTCCCTTTCTCCTATTGAAAAAGACAACTTCAAGTTATATCTGGATATTGCGAAGACACGACTTGAGGGGCTGCTATGCCGCGAGCTCGATGATATCGATCCGCTGCCAAACGATTTAGCGTTGGTATGGGCACGATTCTTCGGCAATATTACCGACGAGGCGAAAGCACAGGGCGGTGTATCGTCGAAGCGTGTTGAAGACTTTTCAATTACTTATCGGGAGGGCTACAACCCTACTAAGGAATTGATGAAGTTAAACGCTGGCATCATCGCCAAATATAGGGCGTACGGCGGTATCCGCCATGGCAAAGTGATGCCGGTAAATAGCGGAGGACTGAATCTCGATGACCGTGTTTGATGTGTTTACCGAAGTGTCGTACAACTACCTGAAGATTAATCGGGGTGTTGTGCAGGGCAACACAATCGCTGAGCGAATCGCACACTCTGGAGTGTTCAAGCTGAAATCTGGCATGGTGAGCAGCCAGAATCAGGAGACGCACGAATCGAGCGCTACGCTACATGTGCACCCCGAGGACATAGACACCAACGGCGAGATTGTTGGTGACGGCATCGAGTGCGGCGGTAAGTTTTACACGATAGTCGGTGTTACTGAGGGCAAAAACTTCGATACTGGTGCTGTCGAGCACTACACGCTGACGTTAGAGAGGGCTGAATATGGCAGTTAAAGTTAAAATCAGCAAAGTTAATGGCGGCGTGCAGGCGTTCAAGACAGTACAAAAAGAAAACATTAAAAATGCCAAGCGAGCGATGGGTGACGCCATTCTCGGACGGGCTACCATGATAGCACCAAAACTCACTGGCGCGCTTCGTAGCGATGGACGAGTTGAGACTGTCGATACGGCCGTTCAGGTGACATTTGGCGATGGCCGAGTACCGTATGCACGGCGCCGGCACTTTGAAAACTCAAAAAACCCGCAGACCACGAACTATCTCAAAAAAGCAGGCGATAGCGTGGCTAAAGAGGGCATTAAAAATTGGATGAAAGGTACGCAATGATCACCTTATCATTACTGAAATATTTGGAAGATAACGGGTTTGGCAAAATTGACAAAGACTTGTTTTTTCAGAAGCTGGCTCTTGGACGCAAGGGTGTCTATATCGCGAATGTAGGCAACCAGCAGTTGAGAGGCGAACGTCGCGCACAGAGCTACGAGCTGTATAGCCG